GTGGTGTCAGCACCTGACGTGGCGCTGGTTGAGGGGAGAATGGCGTCGGCTTTTTAAGTCCGATTTCATTGACTTCTCAAACCAGGAGCTATCAGGTAATTTAGTTCTTGAAGCGTCCCGTGATCGTTCCCTTGCTACCGTTGATCTTTCGGATGCAAGTGACCGACTTACGTGTTGGACCGTGGAACGGATGTTTAGATGTAATCCATCTTTACTAACCGCTCTGCACGCCGCACGTACGAGGTATCTCCGTGACGAAGTCACGAGGGATGGTGGTTTCCTGTTATTAAGGAAATTCGCCTCGCAGGGTACAGCAACTACGTTTCCAATTATGTCAATCGTTATGGCGATTATCTCAATAAGCTCTTGCTTAGAGGGAAAACCATCATGGCGAAAGATTTTGGAACTTAGTACCCAGGTTCGTGTGTTTGGAGATGATATTATTATCCCAACACACGGGTATGGTCGACTATGTCGCATCATGACTCTTCTTCAGTTGAAGGTCAACACAGCCAAAAGCTATGCTGCCGGATACTTTAGGGAATCATGTGGAGTGTACGGATATATGGGTTACGATGTAACCCCCGTTCGCCCCAAGACTATAGTCGCTGACAGCCCGGCGTCGTACCAGGCTGTAGTAGACATAACCAACAACCTCTTTAATAAAGGATATTGGCATGCTTCAACAGCCTGTCTTGACCTACTACCTGCACGTGTTAAACGTGGAATCAGGATCGTGGGAAAGAACGACACTGGGTTCTCCGGTCTCACCTCGTTCAGTGGAAGCGATGAATCTCATCTTATTAAAAGATGGAATACTCGCCTACATCGGTACGAAGTTAGGGTTTGGTCTTTACGAACAAAGCCTATTAAGAGACCGAGAAACGGATATGCAGCGTTGCTGGATTTCTTTGCCAGCAAGCACAATTTCGAGCAAGCTCGGGTTGTGTCTGAATACGCTGATGTCCGGAAAGTCAGAGATGACTTTCTATGGGAGCCCGCTAACAGTTGCGATAATGCTTTTGTTAGACTTGAACGACCGGAATCCTCTCGGCTATGCACAATTCGTTGTGCATTTGTCGGAAGGTCCGGAAAGCTTCTCCGAAGTAATTCTCGGAATAGGCGATCCGTTAGATCCGGAAGGTCGATATCTAACATGGCAGGATCTCAATGAGGCCCTGTCTTATCTAAAGGATATTTCCGATGGACAAGACTAGACTTGCTTCTGATGTTGGTAAGTTTCTTCTTTCTCATATAGTCGGTCGAGAGATTTTGTTTGCCGATCTCATTAGAGTCGGTAGACTAACTCTCGAAGACTTTGAGAAGAAGGCACAAGCCTACATCTCTAAGCATATCTAAGGCTATCAGCGCATTGCGCCTAGCTAACGGGTGGTGAGGC